AAGAGAGCCGCCCAGCCGACCCCTTCCGTAGCACTGCTACGGTCGCCTGCTACGGTGCTACGGCGGCGGCCTGAAGCTGGCCTGGGCCGAATGCCCTGTGAGCGCCTACAAGGCACCGCCACGGCGTTGGGGGTGTCAGGTCGGGCGCCTCTCCGCCCTGTGGGGTCGCCGGGGCGCAGCGTGGCTCCTAGCCCCCTTGTGGTGCGATCCCGCGAGGCGGCGGCGGGCGGCGGCCCCCCCGGTCGGCTCGTTCCCGGCGGGCCCCGGCGGGCGTCGAGCGTCGCACTTTTCGCGCATCCGACCGCCCGCATCCGACCGCCCACGACGCCACTAAGCCACCAACCCCACTTGACCACCCCGTACCCCAGTACTAGGCTACGGCGGCAATCCCGCATCCGACCGACCGGAGGTAGCTCATGGACACCATCGTGCTCATCGGCCTGATCGTGGCGGTCATCCTGTGCGTCATCGAGGTCGCCAGGAGCCAGAACAACCTCACGGCGTGGGCCGGCATCGTCGGGTTCGGCGTGCTGGTGCTGTCGAGGGTCGTCGCCTGATCGCGACAAAACCGTTTGCCCGACGGCTTCGGGCTCAGGCTCATTCGGGCCGCCGCTGGCGGCAGGAGGTCAACTGATGGGGCTCTTCGATCGGAAGCCCACGGACGAGCAGGAAGCCGCGCTGCGGACCACGCTCGATGGACTGAAGGACCAGATCGCCTCGCTCGAGGTGGCGATCAAGCATCGTTCCAAGGAGAGCGAGCTGGTGGTCGAGGCGAATGCCCTTCGGGAGAGCATCGCCAAGCTCAACATCGACAAGGACCGGATCGTCGAGGCCAATGCGCGTGAGAAGCGCGAGGTGACCCACATGGTCGGCCTCGAGCGCAAGCGCCAGGAGTTCGAGGCCGAGGAGGCCCGGAAGGGTATCGAGCGGGCCCGTGAGGAGGCCGTGCTCGACGTTCGTCAGGAGAACCTCAAGGCGGAGCGCGACGCGTTCCAGAAGGAGATGGACTTCCGCGAGCAGCGGTTCACCGCCGAGGTGGGCTACTTGAAGGATCTGATGGCCCAGATCCTCGAGCGCCTCCCGACGGTCACCGTGGACCGCCAGATCACGGACAAGACCACGACCAGCAAGTAGGACGATGGCCGACCCGTACGGCCTCCCGGTCTACACGTCGAAGTGGCTCCCTGGCCAGATGCTGGTCGGGGGGCCCCGCTTCGGCAAGACACTGACGGTCAACGAGTTCCGCCGTCTGCATCTGAACGACTTCGAGGACGAGATGCCCCTCTACGACAACTACACCGTCAGCAACTCGAGCACCCTGACCAACGTCATCTACACCAGCAACGGCACGGGCAGCATCACGCAGTGGCCGTCGGTCTCCGGCGACGCCTACTGGTACAGCCCGCCTGAGCCTGCGCTGCCCAAGGTGCCCAAGCCCGAGACCGACATGGCCTGGCTCAAGCGGCGCGTGGCCGAGGTCAGTTGGGTGCCCGCATGAACAAGAACAGCAAGCGCGATCCTGAGCTCGCCAAGATGTCCGGCGCGGAGCTCAGTCGGACGCTGGCCCGCGCCGTCCGCACCCCGTCGAACATCCAGAAGGTCGATGCCACCCTGTTCGGGGAGACGCAGCGGACCTACCTGATGGGTGGCGACGCCGTCAGCCTGACCAACGCCACCACGTCCACCAGCCAGGACCTCATCTACACCACGAACACCGTGTCGTGGCCCGCCAGCGGCCAGCAGTGGGTGCTCGAGGACCAGTACCTGTGGGCCGAGGGCGAGAAGCCCCAGCGCATCGGCCCGACCAAGGTCCGCGAGGCTGGGCCCGGCGACGAGACGGACATGGCGTGGCTCGCCCGCCGGGTCCGTGAGATCTGCTGGGTGCCGGCGTGAGGCGCTACGCGGAGGGCACCACGGTCACCGTGCAGTCGTCGCGTGGGGAGATCACCGGCATCCTCGCCAAGCACGGCTGCGACCGCTTCGCCACGGCCACGGAGCCCTCTGGCGACACGCTCCAGTTCATGCTCGACGGCAAGGCCTTCCGCTTCTTCATCGAGCGGCCCACGTCGGAGTCGCTGTACGAGCGGTGGAAGCGCGACGGCGACAAGACCGCCAACCAGCTCAAGTACCTCCCCAACGACAACCAGGTCGATGCCGAGTGGCGGCGTCGCTGGCGGGCCCACGTCCTGCTCATCAAGGCCAAGCTGGAGTTCATCGAGGGCGGCGACACGACGCTCGAGCAGGAGTTCCTGCCGTACGTCGTGATGAAGGACGGGCGGACCGTGGGGGAGCTCATCAACTCCGGCGGCGTGCCGCTGCTGGCGGCGGGCAAGTGATGGACGACAGCTTCCCCGAGATCTACGTCGTCAAGATGCACCGCGACCTGTGGGATCCGACGAGCGTCACGGGCGGCCTCGCCCTGCGCTCGTGGTCCGGCCAGGTCATCAGCGTCGATTGGGGCAAGGCGGACGCTGGCGGGTTCCACGAGCCGACCTTCACCCTGTCCGGCGACACCGAGGCCCAGCGCCTCGACGCCGCCATGGCGAAGGTCCGCGCCGCCCTGCCCAAGGAGTGGTGCGACTGCCCGCCCTACCCGCACCTGGGCATCGGCAAGTACAAGCACCTCCCGTCCTGCCGCTACGGCGTCGTGGAGGACTTCTTCGACATCGCCGGGCTGGCGACGCCATGACCGCTGAGAGGCTGATCGGATGCGCCCTGATGGTCGCCTCCCTGGTCATCGTCGCCCTGCTCGTCTACGCCTTCGCCGTGCGCTTCGGATGGGGACTGCCGCTGTGACCGTCTACGTCGCCGCCTACCTCGCGGCCATCGTCGCCGCCAACCTCCTCGTGGCCCAGTTCGGGCCCTCGATCGCCATCCTCAACGCCTTCCTGTTCATCGGCCTCGACCTGACCTGTCGCGACCGCCTCCACGACGCGTGGGACGGGCGGGGCCTGTGGCCGCGCATGCTCCTGCTCATCGCCGCTGGCGGCGTCATCAGCTACGCCCTCAACCGCGACGCGGGCATCATCGCCGTGGCCTCGACCGTGGCGTTTGCCGCCGCATCCCTGACCGACGCCGTGGCCTACGCCCTCCTCCACCGGATGTCGTGGTACGCGAGGGTGAACGGGTCCAACGTCGCGGGCGCGATGGTGGACTCGGTCATCTTCCCGACCATCGCCTTCGGCGGCTTCGATGTCGCCACCACCGCCGGACTGTTCGCGGCCAAGGTGGCTGGAGGCGCGGTGTGGAGCGTGGTCCTCGCCCGTCGCTTTCGAGGAGCCGGAGCCGTGGGAGATGGAGTACCAGACCCAGCCGGACCCGGAGGCTGACTGGTGATCTACCTGTCCGGCGTCATCAAGCCCGACCTCCCGGCCATGATCACCCCGCGCATGGGCCAGAAGCCGCCCGAGGGTCAGGTGTGGGCCGCTGACAACGGTCGCTTCTCAGCGCCGCAGAACTACAGCGACGAGAAGTACCTCGAGTGGCTCGCCCGCATGCCCGCCGAGTCGTGCCTGTTCGCCACAGCGCCCGACGTGGTCGGCAACGCCGGGGCCACGCTCGCCATGTCCAACCCGATGCTGCGCCGGATCCGCGAGGCGGGCTACAAGGTCGCCCTCGTCGCCCAGGACGGGCTCGAGGGCATGATGGAGTTCATCCTCTGGGACGACATCGACTGCCTGTTCATCGGCGGCACCACGAAGTGGAAGCTGGGCGAGGGGGCCCGCGTGGTCGCCGCCGAGGCCAAGCGTCGCGGCAAGTGGGTCCACATGGGGCGGGTCAACTCCCTCCGGCGGATGCGCTACGCCGAGACCATCGGCTGCGACTCCGCCGACGGCACCGTCCTCAAGCACGACCCCAACCGGGCCGTCCATGGCTGGGGCGAGACGGTCCGCAGCCAGCCGTCGCTGTGGAGGCCGTCATGACGACACCCCTCAAGCATCTGACCATCGAGCTCGCGGACGGCACCGTCGCGGTTCGGCTCGAGGACGCCGAGGCCGCCGTCAGGGACGCCGCCCACAAGGCCGCGCAGATCGGCTTCACCTACGGCGCTCTGGGTCGTGACTTCACGTTTGCCTACAAGAACGTCGAGGACATGCTCGCCGCCCCGGAGGGCCCGCAGGACGGTCCGCTGGAGGACCAGCCCGCGCAGCCCGGCGGCACCACCGCGATCATCGACGGCCAGTACGTCGATGCCCGCAAGCTGCCGCCCGACCACCCCTGGCACAAGGAGACGCCGTGAAGCTGATCCGCCTGACCGACGACCGCTACATCCTCGACGCGGGCACCGACATCGTCCCTGAGCAGATGGAGCAGCTCAACAGCTACTTCAGCGCGTGGTGGGCCACGCACGCGGAGCATCCGATGACCGTGGTCATCGGGGGCATCGAGACGCCGCTCGAGTACGAGGACCGGCGCACGTCCGACCTTGAGGGCCGCGTGAAGCGGCTCGAGGACCGCATCGATGACGCCGAGGCCGAGGCCCGCTTCCTCAAGCCGATCGGACCGGGACGATGAGCCACGCGCCGCCCAAGACCAGGGGCATCTGGCTGACCGTCACCGAAGCCGCCAACTTGCTCGACATCCACAACAACACCCTCAAGAGGTATCCACCGTCGGAGTTGCCGTACATGCGGTCCGGGTCTCGGGGCGACCGCAAGTACCGGCTCTCCGACGTGGAGACCCTCATCGAAAGGAGGATGGTCCGTTGACCGTTCGACAGCACAGCTTCTACCTGGAGGACGACGACTGGGTGGCCCTGCGCCACCTGTGCCTCGATCGTGGCGTCAGCGTCTCCTCGTTTATCGCCCAAGCCGCCAGAGACGCCATCGCGGGCCCGCAGACCAAGGCCACCGCCGCCTTCCGTGTCGGGGGCACCATCACGGACTCGCACATGGACGGCGACACGCGGGTCATCGACAAGGTGGAGCTCCACGAGGTCTCGCTCGTGGCCGACACCAAAGCCAACCGCGACGCCGGGGCCGGGCACGTCATCACGACGCCAGCCGAGGCCGCCGCCGTCGCTCCCTACAACCCCGTGCGGGCCGTTCCGAAGCCCGCCCCCCGCAAGAGCAGCAAGGCGAAGGTTCGAGCATGACCGCTCCGTCCACGCCGGCCCCCGTGGTCGGCTCCCCCGGCCAGCTCACCACCGGGTTGAGCCCCGTCTCCACCAACTTCGGTCCGCTCGTGATGACCGTCGAGATCAGCCTCAGCCGGGCCCCCCGTGGCAAGTGCGTCGCGTGCGGCAACCGGCGCGTGCTCTTCTACGTCGGCCTGGGCGACATCATCAAGTCCCCGCTGCTGTGCGCTCGCTGCGCCGGGATCCGGTGAGCTTCCATGGCGAAGCGGACTGCCAAGTCGAAGGCTGCGGGCGGAGGCTCGTCGCGACCTTCCGAGGAGACTGGCTTCACGACGCGACTTCGGTCCCAGCTCCGGGCTGGCAGCCCCACGCCGGAGTCCCCGACCCGGTCGTCGTCGCGCAGATCGCGGAAGCGAAGCTCGCCCACCGCCGACGGGTCCTGGAGTACCAGCGAGAGCGAGCCGCCCAAGACCCGGATCACCGTGACCCTCCCGTCAGGTGACGTGGTGGACCTGAACGCGTCCGAGGTGGTCATCGACATCGAGCGCCCGTTCATCGATGCCACGACCCGCTTCAGCCCGAACAAGACCTACATGGCCGGGCGACCCGAGTTCACCATCAAGGGGAGGCTGTAGGTGCCCGACTACCAGATGCGCCAGCAGAGCGTCATCACCTTCACCGGCTCGGACACCGAGTGGATCGTGCCCGACGGCTGGTCCTTCCTCAACGACAAGCCCGGCCTGTGCCGCTCGTGCGGAGCTCCGGTGCTGTGGCTGGAGAGCAAGAACGGCAAGAAGAGCCCGTTCAACGCCGACGGCGTCAACCACTTCGCGACGTGCCCCCAGGCCGACTCGTGGAGGAAGAAGTGAGCGACACCCGGCGCATCCTGAAGTTCGAGCTCGACCCGGTGACCCGCATCGAGACCGCCGACGAGCCCCGCTTCCGGGCGGTCGGCTGGCAGGGCGACACCCTCGTGGCGTGGTGCGAGGCCACGCCGGGCACCGGGGTCTCGACCGTCCTGAAGGCCGCCACGACCGGCGCGAGCATCCCCGCCGGGACGTACATCGGCACCACCCAGCATCCGACCCTCAACGGTGGCGGCCCGCTCGTCGTCCACGTCTACCTGGAGACCTGATGACTGCCCTGTTTGACGAGCCGCCGAGGATCACCATCGATCGGAGCTACATCCCGACCGAAACGGAGCATGCGGTCGGGTTGCTTCTGGGCTTCACGATCGAGCCCGTCTCCGAGTTGAACCACAGCGCCCACTTGCTCGGGATCGTGGTCCTCTCGAACGGCAGCACCATGCTCCTGCCCCAGCAGGCGTTCGTCATGGACTGGCGCTATGAGGTCGAGAACGACCGTTTCGTGGACCTCAGCGCGGGCAAGGAGGAGCAGGACACCTAGCAAACCGACCACCACGCGTGTACTGTGCGCGTGGTACAACTTCATAGGGTCTCACCGACTCGCGCCCCTGCTCTTTTGGTTGACCTCCAGCAGACAGAGTGCAGCGAGCCCGGTTCCCGAACGGACGGGCCGACTTGACAGGGTCGGCCCGTCCCTTTTTTCGTGTGTTCTGAGGGTTTCGTGATCACCACTGCCAGAGCCACGGTCACCTTCGACTCCACCCACAAGGACGTGGAGCGCGAAGGGCCGCACCTTCACGGCCATACGTTCACCGTCACCGTCGATGAGGTCTCCGACCTCGCGGGCCCGTGCCTGACGCTGTACGACGAGCTGTTCACCGTGACCCGTGCGCTGCACCTCCACACGCTGTCCGACATGCTCTACGGCGGTTCGGAGCGCCTCGACGGCATCGCGGCGTGGATCTGCGAGCGACTGCTGCTCGAGCACCCCCGCATCGTGGAGGTGACGGTCAGCATCCCCGGCATGTCGGGCGTGGTGACGAGGGAGATCCGATGAACCGCAAGTACGACTACGACAAGCTGGAGTTCGAGTACATCCAGGGCGACATGAGCCTCCGCGAGCTCGCGGACTCCGCCGGGATGAGCAGCCACTCGATGATCATGGAAGCGTCCGTGAAGCGCGGCTGGAAGCAGAAGCGCGAGGAGTTCCGCTCACGGGCGTCGAGCAAGGCCGTCTCCCTCCTGGCCGACGACGAGGGCCGTCGGATCGCCAAGGAGGTGCGCGTCCGCGACAACGCCATCGACGCCATCGATGAGGCCATCACCAAGATGCGCTCGGACATGAAGCAGACCGTGTCCCGCGAGCGCAACGGGGTGTGGCGCGAGGAGCCGCTCGTCGTCATCCGCCCTCAGGACGTGGCGATCCTGATCGACCGTCTCCAGGTCCTCTTCGGCAAGCCGTCGTCCATCACCGAGGAGCGCAACCTTGGCCTCAGCCTCTCCGCTACCGGAAACGACCCTGAGTTCCTCAGGGCCCTTGTCGAGGCTTCTCGAGGACGCGGACCTGACCCCGGAAGCGTGGTCAGCTCTCCGCTCCCACGCGTTGAGAGAGCTCGCTCGAACTGACGGGCCCGAGGCCGTCTTCGCGTACGGCGAGGCGGTCTTCGGCTACCTCCCGGCGGCCCACCACCGGGACATGGTGACCCAGACGCTCGAGGCCATCTACGCCCGCTCGCACGGCGTGTGGCTGCTGCCGCGAGGCGGTGCCAAGACGACGTGGAACAACACGATCCTGCTGGCGTGGCTGGTCGCGAAGTACCCCGACCTCCGGGTCGGCCTCGTGTCGAATACCGACATGCAGGGCAAGGACTTCAGCCGGGCCATCAAGTACACCTACGAGGCCAACGAGGCCCACAAGGACATCTTCCCCGAGTGCGGCCCGTCCGCCTCGAAGTGGACCGACAAGGAGTGGCTGCGCTCGGGCAGCCGCTGGCACGGGTCGAAGGACGTGAGCTGCTTCGCGGTCGGCGTCGGCGGGGCGATCATCAGCAAGCGGTTCGACATCATCCTCATGGACGACATCCTGGACGAGGAGAACACGCAGACGGTGGATCAGCGCGAGGCGGTCGAGACCTGGTTCAAGAAGACGCTCAAGCCCTGCCTCGCCCCCGACGGGGTGGTCATCGTCATCGGCACCCGCTGGGGTGAGGCCGACCTGTACGAGCAGTTCTTCACGCCGACCGCCCAGGGCGGCTTCGGCTGGGAGAGCCACGTCGTGTCCGCGCTCCAGCCCGACGATCGGGGTGACCTGAAGAGCTACTGGCCGGAGTACTGGCCGGTCGAGCGCCTCCTGCGGGAGCGCGAGGAGATGGGCTCGGCCCTGTTCTCGTGCGCCTACCAGAACGACATCTCAGGGTTGCTCGAGGGCAACATCTTCAAGGGCCCGTTCGACCATTTCGACACCCTGCCCGAGGGCCACCACTACACCCTCCGCATGGGCGTGGACCTCGCCTTCAGCACGCGGGAGCGGGCCGACTTCACCGCTCGGGCGACGACCGCCGAGGACGCCTGCCAGGCGGGCTGCCCGAACCGGGGGCACTTCTACGTCCTGTCGGCCTACCGCGACAAGCGCGAGAGCCACCACGTCGAGTTCATCCTCGACGGCTGGAAGGCCTTCCCGAACATCGCCCTCGTGATCGTGGAGAAGGTGCAGGCCCAGAGCACGATCATCCAGAACACGATGGAGGAGTACCCGCACATCCCCATCGAGGGTCGCCCGGCGGACGGCGACAAGACCACGCGGGCCCGTGGCGTCGCCGCGAAGTACGAGGCCCACAAGGTCAAGCACCACATCAGCCTGCGGGGATCCGCGTTCGAGACGGAGCTCCTGTCCTTCCCCAAGGGCCACGACGACTTCGTGGACGCGCTCGGCTACTCGATGGACCTCACGTCCGAGGGCTTCTTCTTCGGGTCCATGAACAAGGTGGGCAAGGTGGCATGGAAGACGGCCTGAGCTTCCCGTCGAAGAAGCTCGAGGTCGAGTTTCGTGACGGCGTCCGCCTCGTGCCGGACTACCTCGCTTCGATCATGTCTCGACTCGAGACCCACACGATGACCTACGAAGAGGCCATCGACGCCGCCAACCGTCAGATGGAGGCCGACCACTTGAACAACGCAGGGGCCGACTTCATCGCGGCGCACTTCCGAGGGCATCAGTAGATGGGCGTCATCAGCAACATCCTCACGCGCTCGTACCGGACGAGCCCCAAGAACCAGCCCGCCGGGTATGGCGGGGGCTTCGTCTTCCAGGAGCGCGGCAAGGTGATGAAGTCCACCTCCGCCCTCTTCCGCAACTGGGCTGAGCATTCCGAGTGGGTGCGGGCCGCCATCAGCATCCGCAAGAGTCAGGTGTCGTCGGCGGAGTGGGACATCGTGCCCTTCGACGGGCAGAACGATGTCAGCGAGAGCCTCAAGAACGAGATCCGCCAGCGGTTCATCACGCCCAACACCGCCGTCGAGAGCTTCCGCTCCTGGGTCGAGCCCATCATCGAGGACATCCTCGTGCTGGACGCTGGCGTCATCGAGAAGGAACGCACGCTGGGCGGGGCCATCGCCGGCCTCCACGCCGTGGACGGGGCCCGTGTGAAGGTGTCGTCCATCTGGGACGGCAACCCCCGCGAGACGCGCTACTGGTGGGTGCCCGTCCCCGAGACCGAGATCCCCTTCCGCAACGAGGACATGGTCTACGTCATGGCGAACCCGCGCACCTACTCGGTGCTCGGCCTGTCGCCCCTCGAGACCCTCAAGCGGACCATCGACGCCGAGGTCGTCGGCTCCCAGTACAACCGCCGTCAGGTCGAGCAGGCAGCGCCCGACGGCATCTTCGACCTTGGCGAGGGCGCTCGGCCCGACCAGGTGGAGGCCTTCCAGGGCTACTGGCAGGCCGAGGTCGCCGGTCGGTCCGCGATGGGCTTTCTCGGTGGCACCAAGGGCGCGAAGTTCATCCCCTTCCGACCGTCGAACCGCGACATGCAGTACGACGAGTGGTTGAAGTACCTCGTGCGGAAGATCTGCGCGGTGTACCTCATCAGCCCTCAGGATCTCGGCCTCACGTTCGACGTGAACCGGGCCACCGGGGAGGTCCAGCAGGAGATGAGCGAGGACCAGGGGCTGCGGCCTCTGCTCGCGCTGATCCAGGACTACTTCACACGCGAGATCGTGTGGGACCAGAGCTTCGGAGGCTCGGCCAACAACCTGGCGTTCCGCTTCACCCGGCTCAACATCAAGGAGTCCATGTCCAAGGCCAACATCAACAAGTTGGCGCTCGCGGGCATGCCTTGGAAGCCGGTGAACGAGGCCCGTCTGGACGAAGGCCGTCTCCCGCTCGGGGATCCGCTCGACGCGAACAACCCCTACAACAAGTTGATGGCGAATACGGCGCTGGGCGTCGTGACCATTGACGAAGTGGCCTCC